ATTTTATGAACGCTATTCGCTTGGTAAGAACGCTGCGGGTAATGATTTCCCCAACAACAACAGCGGAGCGGATAGCCACTACGGAGGGCGCAGTATCTGGGGACAAATAGATAATCTTATAAACCGCTATCATTGGACTCTTGAATATATTCTTTGGGGGATTTCATGGGCTAACGTACAGCTTATGATTTCCGACGCTCTAAAAACGGATTGTAAAAGTAAATCAACAACTAATATTCCCAACAATGAACAATCAAAAGTTCCCGATATAATTGACATGAACGATCCTAATGCAATGAACACACTTCTTCTGATGGCAGGAGGCAAACGATAACAAACGAAATAATTTATATGCTTGACAACATCCTAAAATCCGCGTCCGCACTCGGCGCCTGCGAACGACTGGACAAAGTGAAAAATTTTCACTCCCTGACCTCTCTGTTTTTTACGCCACAAGGACTTGAATTTTGCCATAAAAACAATTTCCCTCCGCTGGGAATATTTCAAGCTCACAAAAACGAAGTGAGTGATTGCAACATGTATGTGGATTGCGGATGCATAAGGCTCGACAAGCGAAAATACATTTGCTTAGTCGGCGATACGTCGGCTGAAATAGAAGCCTCGGGAGTAGATTTCGTCCACACTGTCATTCTTATGCATGGAGCCTCGGCCACAATCAACGCTTCGAATTATGCCGTAATAAAAGTCGTGAACATCAGCGGATCAAAGGTAGAAATCAATAAAGATAAAACCGTCATCGTATTATGAGTATAAACCTTACCGTAGTCATAGATAACGATGAAGCAATTCGCAAGTTCCGTGAACTTCAGAAAACGGCCAAAACCGTAACGTCCAGTGTCGTGACGGATGCCGACCGTATGGATATTGCAATGCGTCGCCTGGCTACCACTCTCGGACAAATCGGCGTCGGAGTGTCGCTTGCGGGGCTGGTGAAACAAATCGCGCGAACTCGTGGCGAGTTTCAACAGCTCGAAGTGGCCTTCACAACTCTGCTCCAAAGCAAGGAAAAGGCCGATGCGTTGATGTCACAAATGGTCGAACTGGCTGCCAAAACGCCGTTTGACCTGCAAGGCGTGTCCAGCGGTGCCCGCCAGCTTCTCGCATATGGATTCGCAGCAGAGGATATTACCGACACACTGACTCGGCTCGGTAATGTTGCGGCCGGTCTGGGACTGAACCTGCAAGACCTCACGTGGTTGTACGGCACGACGGCCGTACAGGGGCGTTTATACACGCGTGACGTAATGCAGTTCCAAAGCCGAGGCATCGACCTCGCGGGAGAGTTGGCAACGCAACTCGGCAAGACCCGCGCGGAAATCTCACAGATGGTCACGGAAGGCAAAATAGGCTTTCCAGAGGTGCAGAAGGCTATTGAAAGCATGACGAACGAGGGCGGGAAGTTCCACAACCTGATGCAGGAGCAATCCAAAACCATTACGGGCCTCATCTCCAATCTCGGCGATGCTCTCGACATGATGTTCAACGACCTCGGCAAATCGCAGGAAGGCGTCATCACGGGTGTGCTCAAGGGTACGATTTCACTTGTCGAGAATTACCAAAAGGTATTGGATATTCTAATTCCGTTGGTATCGGCATACGGTGCCTACAAAGCAACATTGATCTTGACCGCAGCGGCACAAAAAATAGTTGTAACCGCAGCAAATATCAAAGCATTTTTTGATTTGGCGAAAGGTATAACCGCCGCAAAGGATGCACAGTTGTTATTTAATACGGCGTTTAATGCTAATCCGCTCGGGTTGGCTTTGAGTGTCCTTACCGCTATTGGGATCGCCGTATGGAAATATTCAGACGGGATATATAGCGCGGCAAAATCCCAAAAGCAGCTGAATGACAGTATAGCCGAAGCGGCAAGTTCTGCGGCAGTAGAACAATCGGAGTTAGGCAGGCTTAAAGGGAAATTACAAGCGGCAAAGGAGGGAACGGAAGAATATAACAAAATTCGTAACGAAATAATAGAAAAATTCGGTAAATATGACGCCGGACTAAAAGCCGAAACACTTACGGTTGAAACTCTCGCTCAAAAATATAACAGTCTTACTGATGCAATATTGCAATCTTATAACGCTCGTCAATACGAAAAATTCTCACGGGAGCAGACTGATTTGTTCGAGCAAACGGCAACCAAAAGCTATGACAAAATTTTCAACAAACTTATAAAAAAATACGGCGATGAATTGGGTACGCAGTATGGCGTTGAATTACAAAAAGCCATAAGCGACGGTTCGATAAAAGTTCTTCAAAATTCGGCGGGGATATTACGTATAAGTGGATTGAAAGATTTTGAAGCAACAATAGGCGGAGCATTGGGGCTAACAACCCAATTTGAAGTATATACGGGACGTGTCGCAAAACTTATAGCGAATATAGTTGAAGCACAAGAGGTACTGCGTGAAACAGATGATTTGGCCCGCAAACGATTCGGTATTACAGCTCCAACACCCCAAAGTTCTACAAATACCGAAACACCAGAACAGCCCCAAGAAGTACGCAACAAATCCTATTGGGAAGGACAGAAGAAGGAGGCGGAGGCAGCTCTCGAAGCGATGGACGTTTCATTGAAAGGGACAGCGAAATGGAATGAGCTGATCGCCAAAATCGCCGAATACGATTCGAAAATTAAACAATACAGCGTTTCGGGCAAAACGGTGACGGATGCCGCCAAAGCCCAGAAAAAGCTATCCGATCTTATTCTCGCCAATGATAAAGCCCTTCAGCAATCGCGCATCGATATTTTGAAAGATGGCAAGCAGAAAGAGCTGGCCGAAATAGACTTGCGCACAAAAGAGGAAATGAACAAACTCGAGCAGGATAAATCGAAACTTAAAGCCGCGCAGGGTGGAATCATAACTGCAGATCAAACAAAATATTTTCAGGAAAGGCAATCGAATATTCAGCAAAAAAATGCCGATGACCGAGCTGCCATAGAACTGAAATACGCCCAAGAGCTTGACAAGATATACAAGCAGATCACCGATGACACGCTCTCGGAAGAAGATCGCCGCATCAAAGGCATAAAAGACAAATACGAGGAGTTCCGCAAGTGGGTAGAAGATGCTCTGAAGGCTGGAAATATCACCAAAGAGCAAGCGACCGATTTGGGTATCAAGATCGACCAAGCGGAAATTGCGGCCAGCCTAAATACCATTGTCGAGAAATACGGTACGATGGAGGATAAGATTGCCAAGATACGCGAGAAACACGCCAAAGACAGGGAAACAGCAACAAAGAACGGCCGCTCCGACCTTATTCCTCAAATCGACAAACATGAAACAGAGGAAATCGGACAAATCAAGGTGGACGAACTGATGAAAACCGATGACTGGATTAATCTGTTCCAAAACCTCGACGCCTTGTCGAGCCGTGAGATATTGCGTATTATTGACAACATAAACAGACTGCTCCAAGATGCCGACCTCGACCCTATCAATCTGAAAACAGTAACCGATCAACTTGACCAAGCAGCAGATATAGCCACTCGGAAGAATCCATTCGCAAGTATTTCGGCAAACTTCAAGGCTTATAAAAAGGCACTTGCAGATGGGGATGATCTTCGAGCTGTAAAGCTACGTGAAGATGCCTGGCAAGCAGTAGCGGAGGCAATTGACATCGTTGCTGCATCGATAAGCGGTGTGTCTTCTATTGCGTCAGCATTGGGAGCAGATGAAGACACGACGGCCTCCATTAACAACATTGCAGGTGCTGTAGGCGGAGCAGCACAAGCTGTGAGTGGATTCGCATCTGGAAATATTGTTCAAGGCATTCAAGGAACTGTGTCGGCTATCACCAGCCTGATAAACCTTTTCAGCGGAGATCGACGAAAAGAACGTAACATTCAGCGCTTACAAGATCAAATTGATGCTCTCGAAAAATCATATGATGAACTCGGGGAGGCCGTTGAAGAGGCATACTCTACAGATGCTTCTGAACTTATCGAACAACAAAATGAATTACTCGAACAGCAAAAAATATTGATACAAAATCAAATAGCAGAAGAGCGTAGTAAAAAAGACACGGATGAAGAACGAATCAAAGAATGGGAAAATCAAATTGATGAGATAAATAAACAAATAGAAGAAAATAAGGAAAAGGCCTTAGATGCAATTTTTGGCGAAGATCTAAAATCTGCAATTGATAATTTCGCAACAGCTTACGCCGATGCATGGGCAAACGGGGAAGATCGGGCAAGAACCGCACGAGATGTGGTTCGGAATATGATGCGTCAAATGGTAATAGAAAGTATTAAATCTGCCATACAATCTTCCGAAGCCATGAAGAAAATTCGCGAGAAATTGCAAGAGTTCTGGTTAGATGGGGTATTTTCAGCCGAGGAACAAGAGGAGGCCTATAAAATGGCTGATGACTTACAAAAATATTTAGATGATAAATATGGATGGGCAGGTTCTCTGCTATCCGACAATCAGGCATCTACCCAGAATGCTACTTCACGCGGTTTTCAGGCAATGTCCCAAGACACAAGCGACGAACTCAACGGTCGCTTTACTGACATGCAAGGTAAAATGAACATCCTTGTCAATGGTATGGAGCTGCTTCGATCGATCAATATGGATACGCGTAATGTGACTTTCGACATCCGAGATATTATGATTCAATTGAATGGTAATGTCGCAGATATTCGAACATACACCCGCATATTGCCTGCAATGGGCGAAACTCTTGTTGCAATAAATCGAAAACTTGATAACCTATAAAACATGCCAACAACAGAAGTAACTATAAATAACAAACCGTTATCTACAATGGGAGTTGCCATGCTTTCAGGAGCATATGCAGCCCTCCTTACACCTCCATCTCTCAAAGAATTTGTCGAAAATGACGATCCAACACAAAACGGAATAGATATTATTGTTCCGGATTCACCGGTTGTAAATGAACGTGACGTAACATTGACATTTTTGATCAAAGGAACATCACAAGAGGCATTTTTATCTAACTATGCTGCTTTTGTTGCAGAATTACACAAAGGAACCGTAACACTATATGTCCCGGATTTAGGCAATACGTATAATCTTTTATATAGCAACAGCACTCAATTTGAAAATTATCGATTGAATGCCTGTAAATTAGCAGTGAAATTCCGAGAACCCAACCCCGCAGATCGGGCGGCACGCGAATAGGAAAGGCCGGGAATCTATCCCAGCCTTTTACTCGCTTCTGCTATTCATCGTAAAATGATGCGTTAGCCCCTCCCCATCCTTATCAAATCAATTGCAGTTCTTCTCCAATCTTACGAATTTCGCTCTTTATCATTTCCATACGTTAGGACAATAAACGTGTATTCGGCTACGTTTTCATAGTGCAACTAAAAAGTTGGCAAAAAATTTGCACCTCGAAAAAACGTGTATTATATTTGCATCATATAATGAAATATAGACGTACGGGTCTATCCGTAACCACGAATATCGAACATAAAGGATACAATAAGACCGTCATAATATTACATGGCGGTCTTTTTATTTATTGACAATATAAAAAACTTACGTTTATGAAAAAATTTCATTCGGCTCTTTTTGACTTTTGTTGGTTCCCTAATTATGACGCATCTATTGAATATCTTGCGAATAATATAGCAGATCCGGAACCATGGGATTTCTCAGATGCTACGCAAGCCAAATATTCCATTTTGAAAAGTTATATCGAACATACTTTCCGCAAAATTAAATCTGAAAATAAAATATCCTTTTCTTTTGATAACAATTTTGCATGTTTCAATACTGGACTTGTAACTGCAAATTTGGAAAGCATATTTGCTCTTGCTGAACGCAACAATAGGCCAGATGTAGCCGAGAAAGGTTTATCGCCTTATGTTTTCAAGGCATTTGTCAGGGAAAGCGATATTCAGCTAATTAGCAAATTCGGCGATAATATTCCGGACATTGCTGATTTTTTCCAGAAACCCGAGGATTTGATTTTCAATCCTCAATGCAGGGTAGTCCCTCAAATCGACTATATCATTGCGGACAACATGGACAGATTTCCTGCACACATGCAAGGGCTGAGTTCAGACGAAATGCGCAGAAGACTCGTTGGCGCGATTAATGAAGCCCAAAAAAAAGCAAGGTCAAATTACAAAATAGCTGTCCCCCAGTATTACGAAGGGAAAATACAACTTCTGTTGCCCTTATGCCTTACCCCTGGATCACCCAATCCGGATTTAGCTTTAGCCACGCATAAAATAGGGAATAATACCTATACAGCGCGCACATGCTTAACATTGAAGATGGCATATAACAACGCTCGTCTAATCGTTAAGCCGCAAAGTTCATGGCTTAAACCTTAAAATACGGATGGAAGCAACCCCCTCTTGCCCCGGTCAAAAGACCGGGGCGTTTTTCTGTATTTTTTCTTAAAATTACTTGCATAATGTGCCGAAACCCCACACTTTTGTATCGACCCTGTGATGGCACAGGATACATATATCGACGAAATGACAATATACAACCCTTCCGGTAAAGCGATATACGATGCGCCCGTAACAACGAGTGCCATTATCAAATACGCACTTATGGGGGATTATTACATCGAACTCCCCTTTAGTTTGCTTACCCCGCTGGATTTCCCCCTCGGATCATACATCACCTACAAAGGCCGCAAATTCGAAATCATGTCGGAGGTTTATCCGGATTTCGACAACAAAACCGGCGGCTACAAATACACGCTTCAGTTCCAGGCGCAGCAAAACCACATGAAAAATTTCATCTGCTTCTGGCTGGGAGGCGATAATCCTGAAGCTGTATTCCACAACACGACAGACTTGGCATCCTTCGGGGCGCTCATCGTCGCCAACATGAACAAGGCACTGGGAGGAAACAACTGGCAGATGGGAAGTGTAAATGTCGAACATCCGGAAACCAACAAGCTCGTATCGTTCAATGGCGATACCTGTTGGGATGCCTTATCATCCATTGCCGAGACTTTCGATGTCGAATGGTGGACCGAGGAGAACGGCAGTATCGTAACCCTGCATTTCGGAAAACTGAACTTCGGAACGCCGGAAACATTCAAACGCGGAGAAGTCGTCAAAAGCATCCCGGCCAAGAAAGGGGACGATTCCGAATACGGGACCCGTTTCTATGTATTCGGCTCCACGCGCAACCTGACGAAAGAATACGGACAATCCGAACAGGGCGGCGTAACGAACCACGTTTCCGAAGTCCGGTTACGGCTTCCGGATGGGCAGCAATACATAGACGCACGTCCCGGACTTACAAAAAACGAAATCAAGGAAGTCGTAGTGTTTTTCGACGACATCTACCCGAAGAACACGGAAACCGTCACTTCGGTAGAAACTATCGATCGGACAATCATTGAAGGGCAGACCGACAAGGCATACGTCATGGTATGCAACGACACGCCATTTCTACCTTCAGACGTAATCGAAGGAGAAACGCTGGGGGCACATTTTACGAGCGGCGATTTGATCGGCTGGGATTTCGAACTCGCCCTTATCGACGACAATGGCGACAATATCGACCCCGCGACCTGGAAACCCGAAGACGGATTCAACAAGAAATTTGAAATCATCGCCCAAGTCGAAACGTCCGGCGAAAGTCAGCAGATTATACCGAATGAAAACATGCGTCCTCGTGGAAAAGATGATGACCGAGGGCCTGACACTTTCGTACTCACAGGCGTCAAACTCCCCCAGCAACGCATAGACGAAGCAGAACAAGAACTTCTTAATGCCGGCACTTCCTATGCTGCCAAACATAGCAGCGACACGACAGTCTATGACTGTGAAACGAATCCCGTGTATTGTACACACAACGAAAAAAACTACGAAGCAGGACAGGCTGTACGATTAATGGGTCCTCAATTCGGTATAGACGGTCGTCTTTCCCGGATTCAAGGTTATGAAAAAAAACTATACAACGAGTACATCGCAACCTATACGGTAGGCGACAATACACCTTATTCCCGCCTGGGCAGTATTGAATCGGACGTGAAAGCATCGCTCTATTCCCAACGTATAGGCATTGCGGAGAATGGAGCGGCTATATATCTAATCACCCGATACGATAATACTTTTCCGACCGATACAAATGCTTATTCTGCACGAAGGGCAATATGGGAGTTTGCCAACAAGCAGGCACCCGATACGTTCAAGGGTAGAATGACTTTCAACGCAGGGGCACAATTTGGACCATCATATGCCTCCGGTATTACCGGAGTGGGCGGGTTTATAAATGAAAAAGGCGCCGGCGAGCTGGAGAGCCTCTTCATCCGCCGTTTTCTGGAGGTTCCGGAGCTTCGGTACAACCGCGTGGGCATCAGCGTCGGGGACGACTGGAGCGCTCCGGGCGCCGGGGTGATCGAGAGCGTGGACAAGGAGCAGAAGCTCGTAACGCTCAAACTCGAAGAGGGCGAGATCGGCGCCGTAGCTGTCGGAGATATATGTATGGGCATCTTCCACGACTTCGACCCGTCGAACAATGCGACGGCAGATTCCGACGACGGCCGAGGCAACCGCACTTTCGCAGGCTTCGCCACGGTCTATTTCCGTATCACGGAAGTCCTGGGCGACCGCAACGAGCGGTTCCGCTACGGGCTGCGCCCCCTGTCGGCCACCTTTACCAAGCAGATCGATCCGATGGAATCGATGACCTTCGTGGCCTACGGCTCGTTCACGAATACCGCCCGGCGGAGCTCGCGCTACTCGACGCGCACCTACCAGCGTTATCTCCGCAATGTCAGCGACTGGGAGTTCACGGCCGAGAATATCGCCGCGCAGTTCGGTGACCTTACGAACCTCTCCGTCTTCGGGATCCAGATGTCGGGCTATTCGGCCTATCTGGATAATATCTACCTGCAAGGTATGATCAGCAGCCTGGACAAGAAGGCGCTGCTGGACACCCGGAGCAAGCTGTTCCGGCTGGTCGGCGACAACGGCGTCGGCGTGGCCTTCACCCCGGAGGCAGGCTGGAAGCAAGGCAAGCTCTACGACCCCGCAACGGGACAGTTCCAGAAGGAGTTCGACATCGAACAGATCGATCAGACGGCCACCGAAGCCCAGGCCACTGCCAATTCCGCCGATCGCAAAGCTCAGCAAGCCAAAGATTACATCGATAACACGCTGCCCGGCGAATTGTCCGAGATCAACAAACGGCTGGACGGTGTCGTGGAAAACTGGTTCTATCCCTATACTCCCTCGCTTTACAATGAACCGGCCCAAACATGGATAGCGGACGGCGAGCAGGAAAACCATATCGGCGACACGTTCACCAATACGCTGCCTGCGAATTTCGACCCGACGGACGCAGGCTGCTGGGAGCAGGGAAGCGTCGGTGCATCCTATATCGACGGCATTAAGACCTGGGATCAGATCAAAATCGCCGACAGCACCCGCATCCGGCTCAAAACTCCGGTCGGAGGAATACCCAAAGGCGCCGTACTGTCGGTGGGCGAAGGCTATACGATGGGTTACAATCCGATAGCGTCATCCGGAGCGGTTATAGCAAGTTACGTATGGAGCCAGAGCTATACTGTCGGAAGCGACAATCCCTACATGGCTTTTGTCATCCGCAAAACCGATAATGCCAAAATCACTCCGGCGGAATACCCGCAGATTCACTTCACCATATCGAGCGACGAGACGACGAACCCCGATGCGGGCAAATCGTGGCGGTGGGTAAAAGAAGAGGACGGAACCTATAAATGGACGCCGATCGCCGACAGCGATGCGGTAAAGGCCCTGCAAGAGGCGGCGCGGGCGCAGGACACGGCCGATGCCAAACGTCGTGTATTCGTCGTAACACCGACTACACCCTACGATGTGGGTGACATCTGGACGCAGGGCGAAGGTGGCGACATCATGCGCTGTATCGAATCCCGTGCAACGGGTAATTTCGAGAGCTCGGATTGGGACAAAGCATCTAAATACACCGATGATACGGCAGCCAACGAAGCCAAAGACGAGATTGCTAATCTTCAGTTCGGCGCCCGCAACTATATAGCCCGACAATTCCTCTATGCGTGGAACAGCGCCAAAGAGGGTGTTTCGGATGTGGTGACGACCGGTACGGACACGGATGGAGCATACATGAGGATCGATGCCAATAAAGCGAGCAATGCAGGCGTGGCCACGCCTTTGGCCAATGGTATTACATCCTTTGAAGATTGCTTCGGGGGTAAGATCGTCTACAAGGCCGGTATGTCCTATGTCTTCAAGGCCCGTATCAAGCAGCCCAACAGCAAGTGGGGAGTTATGTTTTGCGCGGTCTATGACGATAACACCTTTCAATTTATGGCCACGCCGCCTTCGCCGACTGCATCCGAACTGTATGAAGCGGTCTATACGACCAAAGCGGGCAAGTCCTTGCAGAAAATAGTCCTCTATGTCGTCACCTGGAACCCGATCTACCTGTACGATATTCAGCTTACGGAAGGCAACAAGGCCCCCACAGGATATATCACGGCCGAAGAAGATGTGCAGGCGCAGATTGAGCAGGTGAAGCTGGATGTGGACTACATCGCCTCGGATTCAAGCCTGACGCCATCCGACAAACAGCAGGTGGCCAACGAATGGGTGCGCATTCAGGGTGAATACTGGAGTATAATGGCCAGGGCCGACCAATATGGCGTGGACATGGGGTCTTTCCCTGCCTATTTTAAGAGACTCGAAGATTACCTTGCGCCCCTGCTGGCCGATATGAGTACGACATCCGAGATAACCGGCACAGAGTTCAGAGACGTATTTGCCGATTATTATCAATTGAGCGGCAACATGTCGGACTTGATCGACGACGCGATAGACGAATCCATCAAATCGACAGAGTACCTCAAGAAGGCTATGGAAGACGGAAGTACCGAGGTGAAAGGCGGTCTGATAATGACCAATGTGATGTTGCTGAAAAATGCTGAAGGCGACGTGACGGCCGGCGTGAGCGGCTTGCAGGAAGACGATGTGCCCTTCTGGTCGGGAGCCGACTACACAAACCGGAAAAAAGCCGTGTTCAGAGTACACGCCGACGGGGAAGTACACGCAACCAAAGGAACCGTCGGAATCCTGCAGGTCAAAAACGATTCCGTAGAGGTGAGCGATGCGGCCGCAAGCGGAAACAAGATCATACTCACTACTAACAACATAAACAGCGTAAGCCAGGTTTTGGGCTCTTCCAAAGTCCCGTCGAGCCAAACGACGGAAAGTATAGCGGTCATAACCTCTCAAACGAAGCCTTTCGCCTCGGATTCCAGAAACTCAAGTCAATTCAAATGCGGAGCGGAGGTGCAGATGTCGGCACAAGTCAAGGGGACGATCCGGGGCGGAGGAAGCGTGAAGATCGAAATTATTAACCGGACAGCCGATACTACCGACACGATATTCCGGCAATCTTCCGCATATGACGACACGGGATCGATACAGATCAACAAGAACATTAGGTATCGTTTTACGACCCCGGCATACTACTACATAAAAGTAACAGTGGAAGCATCCTATCCCGGAGGACTCGGAAACGCGGCATCCGCAGCTGTCGAGGCTATTACTTTTTCTTTCGTGACCGATGTCCGCAAGAACCTGATCGCTCCCAACGGAGTAGCCGTCGTGAAAGGATCCAGCAACTATGCGATCTTCACCGGAGATATTTTCGAGGTCAGGATCGGAAATGGAGGGTTACGCATCCAAAACGGGAAAGTCTATAAGACCAACAGCGGAACAGGTGGCTGGACCGAGATATAATAATTATGGACAAAATATTTAATAAAACGAAAAAGGTGTTGGAAGGTATTGCTACAAAGCTGTCCGAAGCGCTTATGACCGTGCAAGGATGGCTTATAGGACTATTGATCGTCATCGTGAATTTCTTCGCCGGGTACCAGCTCGTACTTTATGGGGTGCTTATTGCCGTAGCCTTCGACGCTTTGTTTGGAATATGCGTTGCTCGAAAGCGCGGAGAATTTATCCTGTCAGAACTCCTGCGGGCTACGATATTCAAGCTGGCAGTTTACTTCAATCTGATCGTAGTATTCGTTTTCATCGATAAATTCGTTACGACAGGAGGTATCGAAACGAAGATTACGACCGTGATCCTGGGTTCTGCCATTTGCCTGGCAGAAGCATGGTCGAGCTGTGGCAACGCTTTAATCATCAATCCGAACTTTCCATTCTTACGTCTGTTTCGAAAAGCATTGACCGGAGAAATAGCCCGCAAACTCAATGTAAATCCTGAAGATGTAGAAAACATATTAAACAGCACAAAAAAATGACCAGAGGACTTCGTAACAACAATCCCGGGAATATCCGCAAGGATGGAACCCATTGGAAGGGAGAGGTGGAACCTTCCCGCGACGCTGCATTCAAGCAGTTCGAATCTATGGCGTGGGGATACCGCGCGATGTTCAAATGCCTGAACACTTACAGCCGAAAATACGGGCTCGACACCATTCGGAAGATGATTTCACGCTGGGCACCCCCGAGCGAGAACGACACGGATGCATATATCCGTACGGTATCCGAATTGTCCGGCGTCCCGGAAAACGGATGGATCACGGCAACCAACCGCGATGTGATGATCCCGATAGTCGCAGCTATGTCGCGCGTAGAAAATGGCGTTGATGCCTGCATGACGGACGTGATGGCCGGCTGGGATCTGTTCATCAACGGTTGATAGCTCGTACTCATTATGGTACTGCGGAAAATAATCCTGATTCTCCTTCTGACCGGCTTGTTCTTTGTCGGATGGTGGCTCGGCAGGCGATCCGTCGATGTCCGTATCATCGAGCATACTCGAATCGATACGGCCTACTTCGAAAGACCGCAACCGCATAAAATACTGTCCTCGGCTATTTCGGTAGAGGTGCCGAAATGGTTGTTCGCCCCAGCGGATACCACCTTTACCACCGTAACAATAAATCCCAACCGGGACAGTGTGCCGGTACAGCTGCCATTCGAACGCCGGGAATATCGCGACAGCAGCTACTTCGCCATAGTGAGCGGAATAGCCCTGGGCGACTGCCACCCTACCCTTGAACACATCGAAACATACGGACGTACTATCACGCAGCAGAAAATAATCCGAACGCCCTACCGATGGCAACTCGGGCCTGCCGCAGGCGTCTATTACGTTAATCGCACGGGTGGCGTATGGATCGGAGGGCAACTTCACAGAAACATCGGAAGGTTCAATATCACGGCATCCCTCGGCTGGGCCCCACGCGATAACGGCCCCTATGTTCAAGGAAGCATAAGTATGGATTTATGGCGGAAATAACTTTTTAACGAATTATAATTATGGAAACAATTAAAAAAATCGGACTGCTTTTCCTTGCCTTCTTCTCATTCGTTTGTATTGTGGGTGGGATAGGAACACTCTACTATTGCCAGGTCGAAAGCAGCAACTTGTTCGCAACCGGGTTGATTCCCGTCGGGGCAATCTACTTCTACCTGCTTTGGCCGACATTGAAAAAGTATCTGTTCTAACAGCTTTCGCCCGTCAGGGGTGGGCGTAAAAAAAGCCCCTGCCTTTATTAGCGTCTCTCTTACCTTCCGCTAATAATAAAGGTGCCAACACACCACGACAGGGGCTGTAAAGCCTTTGCAAGTGTGTTGGCACTTATTTTTATTTGGTAAGAGAGTGAACAAAGGTAAGAGAAATATCCTATATGTGCAAATCTGAACTTTACCGACAAATTCTCGGCACGGTATCGCAAGAAACGGAGATTTCGGAAGAGCGAATACTATCCAAAGCCAAAAACGCCGAGATCGTGGATGCCAGGTATTTACTGGTCTATTTCCTCTGGAGGCAGGGATTTCACGCCCCGGTCATATCCTCGCTGATGAACTTCTCACGACGGCCCATAGAGAAGATGATTTCCCAATTCGATCTTCGTCGCAAACAAAGCGGTAAAATGTTCGAAATGCTCCTCGTCCGTATTGCGTCCAAACTCCGTCCCACCTGCGACTGATACGATTGATTCTCCCATCATTCATGTCGATTTTTGCATTGTGAGCTCAACGGCAGCGTCCGCCGAACGGACGCAACAATGTAAAAGTCTAAAACAATGAACGAAAAAACTTTAGTGTTCGACAACGGTGGCGCAATGGACGGCAACCTCGTGGCCGCGTTGATGAACGGAAACAACCGCAATAACGGCTACGGCAATGGCTACGGCTGGGAGTGGATGTGGATGATCCTGCTCTGGGCTCTCTGGGGCGGCAACGGATGGGGTGGCTTCGGCGGTCGCGGAAACGGACTCTCGAATCTTCCCGCCGAGCTGAACGGCGACGCAGGGCGTCAGCTGCTGATGAATGCCATTCAGGGAAACGGCACCGCCATCAACCAGCTCGCATCTTCGCTCAACTGTTCCGTACAGCAGATTCAGACCGCTCTGTGCAACATCCAGGCACAGTCGGGCCTCTCGGCGCAGCAGATCATCAATGCCGTGCAGTCCGGCAACGCACAGGTGCTTTCGCAGATGGCCTCCTGCTGCTGCGATGTCCGCACCGCCATCGAGCGCCAGGGCTACGAAAGCCAGCTCGCAACGCTCAATCAGACCAACACCCTGACGAGCAACGCCAACACGCAGTTCAATGCCCTCGGCTCGAAGATCGATGCCCAGACGCAGGTCATCAACGACCGTTTCTGTGCCCTCGAGATGCGTGAGATGCAGAACAAACTCGACGCCGAGCGTGCCAAGAGCGCGGCATTGGCCGGGCAGCTCTCCCAAGAACATCAGACGGCGACGATCATGCAGTCGCAGGCCCAGGCCGTAGCGCCCATCAACGCTGCGATCGGCGATCTGAGCAACCGGCTGGCAAAGATCGAGTGCGGCCTGCCGCCTACGACCGTGGTTCCCAATCCGCAGGTGTACGCGATGCCCGCCTGCGTAGCCGCCCAATACGGGCTGGGCTTCGGTGCCGCGTTCGGACTCGGCGGCAACGGCGGATTCTGGGGTTAATACGGAAAGGAGGTATGCTATGGCAGTATTCCCATTTCAGTATGTCAATCGCAGAGGTATCCCGGTCATCAAAACTACGGGTGTGACGGTCAATGCCGCCGATGTCGTGTTCTCATTCCAAAACCACGCCTTTGCCAATTCCTGGTACAGGGGGATAGTCCTGGTCGAGCTGTCGCAGGCAATACCCGCAGGCACGACAGGCACGCTTCCCGTGTTGTTCGAAACCAACGGCGTGACCAAGAATGTGACCACGTACAACGGAGCCAATGTCACCGTGTCCGATATTCCGGGGACGGGTGTATTCCAGCTCTTCTACGACAAACAGACCGACACCCTGCAACTGATGACAGGGGCCGTTTAACCAATAATAAACCGAAGGCTTCAGGAGGGGAAACCGCCCCTCCGGAGCTTTCAAAAAACAATTAACCGAAGATGTTTGCGAATTTAACCAAAGGCGCTCCGGTATATGTACTCGATATGCGCGGAACTCCCAAATACTACATGGCGACGCTTGAAGAGGCGCCACAGCCCTATTTCCCCGCTCCCGGGAACTTTCCCCCGGCGCAGCCTTCCGTCAGCTTCCCGGTAGGGGACCAGAAATGGGTCGTCCCGGTAAATGCCGATATGGTGACAAAGGACGGACTCACGGTCACGACATCCCGCGAACGGCTCATAGACGCCATCAATGCGGCAAAGCAGCAGAGCCAGTCCGTTGTGGATTCCTACGAAAAACACAAGGCCAATCTGGAAGTTTTCGATCAGATCATGCGCGAAGTGAATCCCGCGTACGCGGGTCAGGCGCAACGCGACAAGGAGCTCCAGGAGCTGCGGGCAGAGGTGGGACAACTTCGTCAGATGCAAACGGAGTTCGCCTCCATGAAGTCATCGCTGGACGCCTTTCTTAAATCGCAAATGTCTGCTAAAACAAGCAAATCATGAGAATGTGGGAAATCGAAGGCCGGTACCGCGGTGACGGGTACGGCGAGCGTGAAGAAATCGAACGCAAGATGCGCGAAGCCTACGAGTGTGGCTACGAGGATGCCAAACGCGAAATGCGCGACGGCTACGGGGAGCGTCACACGGGAGGCTACATGCCCGACGGCTACGGTGAGCGTGGCGGAGAATACGGCAGCGACGGATATGGCGAACGAAGAGGTGTCCGGGGAACCGGACCCTACTCCAGATTCCGCCGGTAAAACGAATCCGGAGAGGGGAGAAATCCCCTCTCTTTAACAGCGAAACCTATGGACAGAGAAAGATTGGACGCAAGGGACTCCATGCCGGCAGATATTCGCGCATACCTCGAAAAAAACGGATGGTCCTTTTCGAAGAAAATGTGTGAATTTGCCGTCAGCCGCATGAAGGACCGCGACGGGAAGAAAATAGAACCCATCACCAAAGAGCAGATCGACAAATTGCTCAAGACGAACGGTATCGAGCTCAAGCACGACAACGGCTACGACTGTGTATATGTCGCGAATATGGCCCGGGCCGATTACTGGGGATCATCCATTGCCGATGAACAACACCTGGCCCTGTTCGTCAAGGATTTCATCGACGATGAAGACGCCTATCCCGGGCTGCCCTTCACACGATATTTCGCCGATCTGATAGGGTCGGGAACAAATGTTCCGTGGGAAGATGTCCTGTAACAGAATCAAATCCAGAACGCGGCTCGAAAGACCGTATGTGAGGATTCAAAAAGTGTATTCAACGACATGAAGCTGCGGGATCTGAGGATAGAGAACTATGATTGGCATGTGCGGTTTTACTTCGCCGTACATGGCTATCACACGCGCTCTATCCTTTTTTCTTTGGAACAGATAGAGTGTCCCAGGCCAATTATGGAGCGAGTACGGGAAAATTTGGAAAAGGCCGATATGGATTCGGGATTCACCTATTCCAACAAGACCCGGCGAAGGTCTGTCGTAGTCGTAGGATTGGCGTCATCCCAGGCACAATTCCTGAACTCTTTCGAGCATGAACTGCGGCACCTGTGCGACGACATCGCCGTAGCATCCGCAATGCCGATGCAAGGCGAAGAAGTAGCCTATCTGACAGGACAGATAAATACAATGCTTTGGAAAGATATTCACCAATTTATTTGTTGCAAAGGTAAATGCGACGGTTATGGACGAACAAACTAAATATCTGATGTCATTGTTGGAGATCAGCGAATGCTGCTACCCTATTTATGTAGCCGTAATCTGCGAATTGATAGAATCGATATAATAGCTGGATAAGATCGGCTTTTATATCTTCGTCAATGTCCCGACAACGTGCGAAAGTCGCACTTCCTTCGTGTGCCCCGAAAGATACGTTATAAAGTAGCTTCACGTCCGGCTCCCGCCCAATAGAGTTCAATGCTTGAAACGACATTAACAGAATGAATCAAAAGAACACTTTTATCGTCTAATTGCAATTATGCAATAGGATGAACGGATGTAATTCTACATCATATATTCCGAATTGCACGGTTATTATCCTCTCCCTTTCCGCAAATTCATCAAAATAAAGGCAGCTCCTGCTGCCATCCGTCAATGTGTTCTCTAATATTCCTTTTGAATTTCCGCCATAAAAACGGCAAGGATTTGTGTGCCTTGAATCGACAGACGAAATCATGGCGATAACTCACGCCCATCCTTGCTTCCCGGCAGATAATCATTTCGAGCAATCGATTCCGTGAATAACTGATGTATATTTCGGAATCGTCACGTGCCCCGCCTCTGCGTTCGTTTTTCCTATATCGTCCCATTTGCAAATTCCGAATAAATCATTATATTTGTATCGGTGTGAGGGGTGATTCTTCGGAATTGCCTCTTTTTTATTCATCTTCGAAGGCGTCCGGTACTTCTCCGGAATGTTCCCGACAAAAACCGATTGGCCGGATCTCTGGGCCGCTGCAATCTTCGAAAACAATAATTGCCATGTTTCCGTCCGATCTGCATCCAATCAATTCACAACTATTCGGAATGTCGATTCTCACCTCAAATCTCCGATTCATAGCTACCTGCTTTTTGAGTATATCGCCGACCGCAACTCTCCAAAACGCGGATTAAGTGCCTCCGGTGTTCTGGTGTATCCTTATCCGGAGCAACATAAAACGTTACCCCCGCAATTCGAATTATTCTCGTACATTTATTTTCTATTGCCAGAAGTTTAGCACGATCTACTGTACCGTTTTTAGATGTATCTACTGCCATATGAATAAAAAAGGGAGCGATTTTGCCTCTCCCGGTTAAAACTTCTCTTTCCTTATTTGTTCTTCCAGCTCTCTTTCCGCCTTGCGTATGTCCCGCTGCAACTCCTCCAGCCGGGTGATCTGTTCTTCACTCATGCGTGGACACCCCGAGAGCCAGCTGCTGTAATTGGGCGTACTAATTTTGCCGCAGGCGATACTCCCCACCCGCAGACAGTAATCGTAATACTTTACAAACTCATCTTCCGGAGCGTCCCGGTCTATGTCGGTGATGATGTCATCCATCCCAACTATATAGTCCGCGCATTCGGCGATCCCGCCGACATCGCCGCCGACCCAGCTCCGCGCGGCATCCTCATAATCGTAGCCGTGTTTCTCGCAAAAAGCCTGCAAATAGGCGTTGCAGGCTTTTTCGTAGTCTGATTTAAGTTTCGTGTTCATAGATATTCTTGGTTAGTTACTTGGTTAGTTAAAATGCACAAAGCATCTTACTCGTTTTCGAGAATCGGCCGCCAGCCGATGACCATATCGTCATCTAAAGATCCATTGTTCTCGTGCCAATGATGATTCCGGCCCCCATTTGCTTTGTAAAAGGCAATGCAGTATTCACGGCATAATGTTGTTTTAACTAAAACATCTCGATTATCATTTGGCAGCTCCACCTTCGGGTCACGCCAGCGGGTCAATTCATCGCGCTCGGATTGGGCACCTGCGGAAAAGCCATTTATAAAGCATGTTGAGTATAATTCCCCCTCCTTGTATTCATAGTCAAGCCATGCAGCATTTGCTCTCTCCTTAATTGTTTTCATTCCTCGTTCAGTCTTTGTTTGAATGCGTTTAATACACTGCAATCGGGGCAATTTCCCCCATTACTTGTTTGTATTGAGTAAATTGGGCAATCCTTGCAAAATGATTCGATCGCTTTATCCCGCATCCTTTCCTCGGCCTCCTGCTCGGCGAGTTCGGCTGTATGGCTCATTACTGCTCGTAGCTGCCATTTGGCGTGGTCAGACAAATCGGCTACAATATGTTTCATAGCCCTGTCAATAAACTCCTGGGTCTTTTTACTTTTCATACTCCTTTTTCAATGCCTTAATCGTTTCCACAAAATCTTCCACTGTATGAGTAGGGGTTATCCCGAATCTACGGCAGAAATTATCCTCTTCGTCATAGTCGCATAGCCAATACTCATAGTTATTCGCCAATATCGCCTTATGCCGAAGCCCGCAAATCAAAGGGGAGCCTCGTCGTAATCCAAGCGTCTTCATTTTCAGATGGAAATAAGGATCGCGGCTTTGATACAAGTACGGCGCTCCAAAAAGCGCAACTCCAAACACTTCGCTTTTCATTGCTCGCCTCCTTTCAGAAATTCGGGATTGTCGTGGATGTTGCCGAAGACCTTTGTCGAGCCGTCAATTTTCAGCCAATCACACTCCATGGGGAATTTGTCTTCCGATGAATTATACAAGGCAAAGCCAGCCAACGCATCATAATATTTCACCATGCCAAAACTTTGCTTGCCTTGTGATATAATCAGATATGGATTGCTAAATCGAATGATATCCCCCTCATAAACCTCCTTGCCATTGCGGTCTTTCAGGCCCGTAAACTCGCCGACGGTATCTTCATTGACTGGTGCGATGTGATGATATTGGCCTACATTAAAGCCATCATCTGTGTAATTTTTACTATGTACTCCGATACAAACAGACCCATCATCGTACTGTAACAGGTCGCCATATTCCCACTCCCCGTTGTCGAGGCGCTTGCCCCGGAATTTAATTTCTCTCATATTTCAAAATGTTTGAAAGTTTTTCAAAGTTTTGCAATGTTCTGCATCGAATCTCGTTGTTTCACCAACTCAAATTCGTAAACTACCCGTAAAGATCGTTGAACATTACTTTTTTCATTTCCTCTTTCCTTTTAGCTCCGCAATGCGGCGGAGGATATATATCTTCATTGCTTCTGATTTAAGTTCATCCGAAGTCATCGCAAAATGCCATAGATGCGCATATTCATCCGAATTATACCCGTAGCGTATGCCAACAACCGTCCCATCCATATCCTTACGAACTGAATGGACACGTATCTGACAACGCCCCTCCCGCCTCAGTCGGCGCAGTAGTTTGGTTTTCATATCTTCTCGTATTCATTTATCGTTTCAAAAATATGTAATGCCACCTGCGGGACTATGGCGTTACCGCAGGCTTTGACGGCTTCCCGGCGCCATCGAGGAAAGGCGATACCAACCAATTCACCGGGAAACCCATCATCTCCGCCACATACAGGGGGTTGAGTCGGGAACCCGTTCCAGTCCGGTATTCGTCGTTTTGCATCGCCTTCTTGGGTAGTCCGCCCTTGCGTATGCCCAGACTGGCCGGAAGCGTTACACTCTTCGCATCGTTGGCGGTCGGAATAGGCAACAATCCCATTTTCGACGCCATTGCCAGCGTCGGACGTTCCGACGCATTCGGGGAGAGGCTTTTGTTCATTCGGCCGCTTCCTGCGTCTATCGCCGTCGGGGTGGGCAACAGGCTCAACGGCATAAAAACCATCTTCCCGTTCACGCATCGTTTCAGTCCCTGCGTCTGCACGGTGGGCGACAAACCAGCATCTGTCCCGACGGTGGGGAGCGCCGACACCGCAAGCCGGAATAATGTACGGCTGCACCTCGTATCCTGCCGCCTCCAGGTCAGCGCACACCTGTTCGAAGACCAATCCTTCCGACCAATTAACGATTCCGTAAACGTTCTCGCCAACGACCCAGCGCGGTCGAACAGTCCGAATAACGTCGAGCATTGCGGGCCACAGGTAGCGATCATCCTCTGTTCCTTGTCGCTTTCCTGCGAGGCTGAACGGCTGGCACGGGAATCCACCGGTAAGCACGTCGATACGGTCTTTCCAGACAGTGAAGTCGGTCGTTCTGATGTCTTCATATTGTTCTGCATTCGGGAAGTGATATTTCAATACTTTGCGACAAAAAGGATCGATCTCGCAGTTGAAAGCGTTCGTCCAGCCAGCCCACTCGGCGGCGAGGTCGAACCCTCCGATCCCGCTGAAAAGAGAGGCGTGGGTCATAAGCGATCATCGGTTATCCCCGTTTCCATCGATCACGCCGCGCTCGCGGCGGCTGGCGAGTTTGTCGAGGTTCTGCTGCGCCTGTTCCTCTATGCGGTTGAGCGACGCATTCACTGAGTAACCGGCACTATATCTTGCCATAAGTTTTGCATTGTTATTCATCATTATCTCAGCAATGTCCAATCCTAAAATATTACAAATGGATGTTATATAGTAGAGTATATCACCAAGCTCAAGCATTACATCAATCGGGTCATATTCTTTCCCATGATATAACACCTTTTTGAAAATATCAGTCAGCTCTCCAACTTCTCCGTTTAATCCAAGTAGGTAGTTTTTGATTTCTTCCAGTTCGCCAATATCCTTGTTTCTTGTGTAATCAACTATGATTGGATATGCTTTTAGAATGTCGTCATAAGAAGGAACAGAAGCATATCTCTCTCCTCTAATTATTCGGCTAACATTATATTGTTGCTCGCCGATTAAGTTTGCAATCTTATTTGCAGACCAACCGCAATTCAATCCTAATGTTTTAATTGCTGATGCCTGCTTGTCAGTAAATTTAGCTCCTTTCCCTCTTTCTCCTCTGCAAGGATTGAAGTGACATCTGCTATACTCCGTATTCTCTTTTTGAGTAAGCAGCTCCAAGTTATCAATCAAATTGTTAGACCTGTTGTAGTCTTTGTGATTTACGACAAGACCATTGGGGATTGCTCCATTGTGCCAACACCATACTACACGATGCTCCATGAAGTAGTAAGTCTTATTTCTATATTGCGCAGATGTCATATAGTAGCCGTTCCTCATAAGTTTTGATGACAACGTCCCTTTCTTCCCTCGGATATGACCATCTTCGCCAATATAATATCCTCTACTTTTAAGCATCTCAACAAACTCTGGGAGGTTGTCGTCGTTGTCAAAGCAATAGCGTTCATCGGGGAAATAACTACCGACAGGATTGCCATATTTGTTTAATTTCTTCTCGCAACTCGGCAGCCGCGTACTCATCGCGCGTGTCTGATATTCGTTCGCCCGCATAGTTATTTATAGTTTTTTTTGGTTAAACTTCCTCTCGACCAGATCGCATAAATCCAGGTACATCGCATCGGCATTCTCCGCCTTCACTCTCTCCCGGAACCCCGCTATATCCGACAGCCAGCAGCCGCAACGGACATAAATGCCGTCTTGCAGGTTGAAAAAGTAAACCTTGCTGCCAATCCGGGAGCCGAATCCGACAAAAGCCAGGAAAGGATAATCGCCGATATATTCGCCTTTCCCTTCAAAGGAGCACCGCTCGCCGAAGGAGCACCACTCGCCGAAAGAGCACCTCTCGCCGAAGTAGCACCGCTCACCAAAGGAGCACCACCCACCAAAGGAGCACCTCTCGCCGAAGTAGCACCGCTCACCAAAGGAGCACCGCTCACCGAAAGAGCACCACTCGCCGAAAGAGCAACACGCGCCGAAGTAGCACCGCTCGCCGAAGGAGCAACACTCGCCGAAAGAGCACGCCCTGCCGAAGGAGCAACTTCCACCGAAAGAGCACCACTCACCAAAAGAGCACGCCCTGCTGAAAGAGCAACACGCGCCGAAGGAGCACCACTCACCAAAAGAGCACGCCCTGCCGAAAGAGCACGCCCTGCCGAAGGAGCACCGCTCACCGAAAGAGCACCACTCACCAAAAGAGCACGCCCTGCCGAAAGAGCACCACTCGCCGAAGGAGCACCGCTCGCCGAAGGAGCACCACTCGCCGAATATTTGTATATCACTGTAATCCCCCGAGGGGCATTGTTTGATTCCGTCGATCACCTCGAAGGCGTCGAAATCCGCTTGTGTGTATTTTTTCATTTTATTTTATTGTTTACTCACACAATCCGTAATAGCTCATGCAGCTCGTGGCCGTGTCGTCATCGAACAAGCTGCCTGTTGCATTCTGCCACTCAACATAGCGCACGACATCGCGGATGTCAGGATACTTATTACCGCCGGCGATCGCATGGGTCGGAATTTTACTCAATCTGAAAAACGTGGATCGCAATTCATTTTCGATTTTTGCAATGTAGTCGATCCGCTCAGGGGATTGGTGGGACATATTGAGAACATCCCGTAGGTTCGCCATTACGCACGGCCAGCACCCGACACGCTTGTAACCCATCCGGTAGAGCGGGTTCGGCTCCAACCCTGCGGCAAGGATATAATCTATCACCTGCTGTGCCGACCAGTCGAACACGGGTCGCAACAGATCATCAGCGAACTGTGCCCGAAATGCTCGTACCTCCTTGCCTCGATAGGAATGTCGTTTCGGTCGGCCGTTTTTGTCATAACCGTAAGGCTCGAAATAGTACTTGAAATACGTGCATTGGGCTTGCATTTTGGCCCGCGCCGATGATTCCGCCGCTCGAATGCCTTGAATTATCAGCATATTGTCTTTTACCTCGTCGAGTACATAGTCGATCATCGGCTTCGTTTTAAGTTCCTCTGTACAAAACCGTGCATAGCTAGAGGGCCAACGCTTTTTTTGCCGCGCAAGATCGACCATTCCGTCGTACTCCTTCGACTTCAATGTTACCAGATCGAGGTGCAGTTTGTCGGCGATACGGTTGATATACTCATAGGTCAATGGATGCTCCCAACCCGTATCGCAGAATACGGTGGTAAAGTTGGTGGTAATATGCTCGCGCACCCACAACAGCGCCGCAAGGCTGTCCTTGCCTCCGGAAAATGATACGATTACTTTCATTTTCGTTAATCTATTAAATTCAATTCGATGATTCCGTCTATTTTACAATCCTCGATCCCGATACACTCCAACAGAGCCGGGATGCGTACAAGAGGTTTGGCCGGGTTGAAGTCGTAGCGGCCCGAAATCCGACCGTTGAGAGAGCTGATGATCCTACACAGCGACAGCACGATGTTGTAAGACCTTTGAGGAGCCTCCAACAGGATACAGCCGCTGATGGTCCGATACGCCTCGTCCGTCTTGTCGTTGTACTGCCGGGCGGCTCGGTCGTCGATCTTGCGAAGCATCGACCACGCGACGCCGTGAGCCTGCGAGACCAAAGTCTGAGCCTGCGTATAGCGGCGTTTGGTTTCATGGTGGAACAAGCCGGATGCCGTGAGTTCGGACTCAAGGTCGAGCATCGCGTAGTTCAAGCAGCCGACCAGCGTAAGCATCCGCACCGCGAGCGGCACGTACCGCTCGTCTTCCGGCCGAGGACCCCGCGCGAGCAAGCGAGTGTTCATCCAGGCCGTATGTTTAATCAACATTGCCTGGCGGTAAGAAAGGTTGGTCATATAATCAATGCGTTTTACCCATAGTGAACCACTCGGCAGAATGAAGCCAGTGATAAAATTGTCGTTTTGTCATTTATCCAAATAATTTTGAACTGCCGTTATAGCTTCATTCAGTGTGCGAACAAGTACATACTTGTTTCCAACCTGTTCAAAAGATTTCTGCCATTGTTTTTGTGCTGGGGTCTGACGACTTCCTTTTACTTGGGTCTTAAATTCCAGTCCCAGTACACCAAACCCATCTCGGGGAACAAGTAACAGTAAATCCGCCGCTCCAGCCGTCATCCCTTCAGCTTTCATGATGGCCGCCTCGGTTTTACTTCGCAATCCACCATTGGGCACGCTCGTCAAATTCAAAGCATACTCGGGGTATTGAAGCCGGAACCAACGTACAAAAGCGCGTTGGATGTTCGATTCAAGGTGTTTCATTTGCGTAAACTGTTTCCATTAAAAGCGACCCGATGGCATAGATACTTGATCCGGTCGTATATCCGATCTCCATATCGGTCCTTGATCGCTTCGCCTGTAAGGTTCGAAGATATGAACAGAAGCGTATCGGGATTGTCCTGTGCCTTGTTGATGAGTTCTACGACCAGATTACGTCGTGTCCCGAACTCTACTCGGTCCACCTCCACGCCCATATCGTCCAGTGTGATAAACTTACGTTTAATTACGTCGTCGATATTGACACTCTGTGACCCGCAGTCCACGACCGTTACGATCCGGTTGGCGAACTTGCGTAGCAACATCGGAATTGCGTAGCGGACCAACAGCGATTTCCCGCGTCCGCAGTTTCCGAACAGTAGTAACCCTTTTCCGTTGTTTGCCGACAGCCATTCCGCTACCTTGTCGTATTCCGGCAACCAGACAAACCGTTCGCCCATAGCTCCCAGAACTGCGGACATCGCAGTCACCAACTCTTCTTTCGCATTCGGAATACTGAAGGTGAAACGGGCGCAAGGCGTAGGATTACCTTCGATTTTCAACTGTTTCAGGATTTCATCGTAGTTCATTGTCAGAAGTCTTCATACGTTTGGCCCGGTTGGGCGTGATAGTCCGTTGCCGGATGGCGATTTGCCGAATTGTCCTGGTCATGTGGAGGGAACAGCCCCGAATAGTTGTTGGCGATCGAGAAGTCCACGATACGGCGAGCTTTGGCCGCATCGTTGCCCGAAAGCGTCAGCAGGCGTACATAGCAACGCTGTAATCCGAGCGGTCGATAGGTCTGTCCGCGTTCAGACTTGTAAGCAAGCCAATCCGCCATGATAGGCTGGAACGCAGGTTCGACAGCCGAGAGATCTATATTACGCCTGGATTTTTTCGGGAAAAAGTCGTTTAACCACGTTTGGAAATAAACATTTTTCGCAAATTGAGCGCTGCGTTGCAATTTAACATAATCTATAACCAGTCCCTCCGTCTTTTTGCAAAAGTCCTTGTAGTCATCGGTAAGCGACTTGCGCTTTCCCTTGAACTTATCCCACAACGTCACAAATTCAGTCGGAATATAATCTTCTTCCCCCTCGGGGGGATATAAGGGGGGATTATTTATATCTTCGACGTAAGGAGAAGATATAATACTTTTCTTTACTTCGCGGCAAAATTCCGGAGTATTCGGCGATTCTTCCGGAAGTTTGGCTGTTTCTTCCGGAAGAATGCGGCAAAATTCCGGTATTTCAAGATTCTTGCGTTTCGCTCGTATGCAAGTGTCAATATATCGCCTTTGGATGGCTGCCGACGTTATGATCCCACGAGAGAGCAGTTCTTTATTGAAAAGACCCACAACACCGCAGTACCGAACAATCTCCAAAACAACCGACTCCTTTAACCTGAGGTATTCAGCCACGTTGAAGGCAGTACTTTCGTCCCACGCAGCAAAACAGCCTTTTACCCGGTATATATTACATAGCAAGTAGTCGTAAACCGCAATACCGTCACAACCGAAAGCCTTAACAAGCCGCCTTATCCGAATATCCAAATATCTATCCGTATCGACGCTGTAATAGCTTAATCCGACCCTAATATTGGCCATATCATTGTATTATTTCGGTGGTTTATCAAACACTTCAATCATCTTCTTTATTTACAATTTTAAGCGTTCTTTCTCGTAACTTATCATAGTCCGAAGGTTGTCGCACTGATGCTTGCAAGATGCATTGATGCGGTCCAACCACTTTTCTAAAGCATTCAGCTCCGAAGCAGAACTGTTCACCAATTTTGTCGCCAACGATGGAGACAAACTGATAATCGTTTCTTTTTCATCGTGAAACAACCTGGCCACTGCAGCGTCACGCATTCCGACAACCTCACTCAACAATTCACCGCTGCGAGCGTAGTAAACACCCAGCTGGTCCAAACGCTCTATCATGGCTTCGATATTGGGATTATTCATACATTCAAGAGCCATCTGAATATTCCGAGCTTCCTTCCGTATTTGTTCGATTCTTTGCATGGCGTTTAATTATTTTTTTATACAGGATTCTACCCATACGGATAGCATTTAGTCCTCGGATAGTCGAGGCATCGCAAAACTCCAGGTCACGCAGAATACGTACTATTTGCCGAATCTCCCAAGACTTGATTTCATAACCGATCATGGGATTCCGAATATTAGAATGGAAGATCATCTACCCTATCTGCCAAAGGCATATCCGCGATATTCTCCACTGTAACCGGTGCCGAAGTGAAGTTTATGGCCTTACCCCGGCCGATATAAACACGAGGTGCTTTCGCCTCTCTCTCCTCTTTAGTCTGACGCATAAATACCGAATGGGTATTTTCGTAGGAATCCGGTTCCCGGAGCTGCGAAACGCATACGGCGATATACTTCTTGCCATTATTGGCAACTTTGATCTGGTCGCGGGGAATATCCGAAACGCAAATCGATACATTGATAAGTTGTGACATAGCTACGGTTGTTTTTTGAATGTTGTTTTGATACTCGTTTTACTACTTCGAACGGGCGGGTAAAGCATCTCACCCGTTTCGGGATCGGCAAGCCCGGAAACAGGCAGTTGTCGAAGCATTGTTTCTCGCTCTTTAATGTCAGCTTTCAAGGATTCAAGAGTTGCGTACATATCATATAACTTACTGTCACCGCAATCCGCATAATCGTATTTGACACCGACCTCGGCTTCTTCCAACCGGCAATCCCCGAATTGGTGCGATTTCCCGTATTGGGATAATTCGCGGAGTGTGATGTCCCGGATCTCTTCATTATCCTTGAACGCCTTGATTGCCGCTTCCATCCTGCTGATATTGATATGGGCCGTTATCGGGTCAATATCCCCGTTTACGACAGCCCTGACCGCCCGAGAGGTCAATTCACTGACCGAGGCCGTTTCACAGAGCAATAATGAATTATTTTCCATGCCGAGCCATCTTATAAGAATTGAACAAAGCCGCATAACGTTTAAGCACGTCAGTATCGGCGTCATAAGATTTCAGAAGACGTGCGGCAATATCGAAATCTGCCGCATAGCCTGAAGCGGTCCATAAGTCATAACCCCAATTAAGCAGACAATCGCACTTGATCGGATCGTCAAGCATATCTGTCGTAATCCGATGTTTTGCCCGGGGTGTATCGGGCCGGGCCGAAGCGAGAGGGTCCGGAGCAGCTGCCGCGCATTTTGCTGACATATTGCGCGATTTACCCTTGAATACATCGGCACCAATCCCGAGCCAGGACCCGATCTTTGTCAAAGCATCGGTTGTAGCCCCCTTGTGGGCATCACCCAAATCTGAGTTATCGTTACCTCCATAACATTCATAATAGATACCATATTCAGGTATCTCGAACGTTACCTTGACAACCACCATCTTATTGTCACGGGCAACCTGTTCGGAGCGGACACGCCAGCTACCTACTCCGAACACGTCATTCAGACGCTCGGTAACGTAGATCGCTTTGATCGTGGACAAGTAGTTCTTTGTCGGATGCGGCGATATTGCCTCTGAAGGCAGCGGCCGCTCCAGTAATCTTTTCTGTTCTTCGGATATTTTACGCAGTTCCATATTTTCAATCTCTATCGGTTATCACTCGTGATGCGAACTTTTTAGAATCGCTATACCGCATCATATATTTGGTTTCCTTGCGTATCTCGGCAGTCGAGAGTTGCCTATTCCAAGAACCCGAGGCAACAATGTTTTGCGGGCGGTCGATTTCGTAAATCTCGATTCTCGTTTTCATTTGTTTCACATGTTTTATTCGGTTAAACAGATCACTACTGTCCACTAAAAATGGACGGGGTTAAAAATTAAATAAATTCGGTTCACT